AAGGTAAATGAAATACCTCAACACTTGAATTATTATGTCTTCCAATGTAAAGTTTTTTACCAGCTTGATTTAATGCTAATTCTCCACTAGCTAAAGTTCCAGGAGCTGCGTCAGTAGAATTACTACTATGTCTTTTAATTTGAACTGTATTTGCCATATCTTATCCTATGTATATGTTCCACCCTCAAGGGTTTTATTACTTAACGATTGGCTTGAACTTACATCAACAATGTCATCGCTATTTGTGCCGCCTACAGTTTTATCATCTAACTGATTTATTTCTGAAGCAGTAGCAGTAAGGCCATTTAATTTTGTTAGATCACTTTGAGTCACACCACTATCTTTTACTTTAGTGATATTGTTATCTATTTCTGTTCCTGTGTGTGCTGATGTATAGTTTGCCATATCTATTGAATAGGGAATAAGATGACACTATTCCATATCTAATTCTTTATACAGGTCTTTATCTTTCATTCGTTTATGACCTCTACCTATATCATCTGAAAAAATAGTAGGTCTTCCAATTATCCTAGTTAGCTTTCCATCTGCTGAGCATCCAGAAAAATTCTGATTGCATTCAGTTAGTTTTTCGTCATTCATGCGTTGTTGTACTTCAAATTGCTTTCCACATGAACATTTATAATCATAGACAGGCATTTATTTCTCCTTTTGTGAAATGAATAGGGGGGAAGTTATCCCCCCAATCATTATGCATTGTTAAAATTAACAATAGGCAAAGATGTGCTGTTAGCAGCGTGTGATAACGCAGCACCAAACAATACATCTGCAACAACAGAAGTAGCTAAATGATCGATGTCATAAGCTGACTGCACTCTAGGTGCTAATTGCTGTGCAAAGTATATTGAGTTTCTATTAAAGATGGTAGCTGTTTCATCGCCAGATCCTCCATCATCATCCCAGTCAGTAGATGCATAAACAGGCATACCATACGCCATCATTACATTTCCACTTACTAATGGATTAGCGCCATCTCCTCTTTTTTGTGCTTCTGTGAAGTCACCAAGAGAGAGTAATGACATATAAGCAGCTGGTGAACAATAAAAGAATGTTTCACCATCTGTGTAGTCATAATTAGCGTCAAGCAGTTTCTGTAAACCGCTTCTGATTAGAGCTGTAGTGAATGTGTTATCAGTTGAAAGTGAAACATCATTACCAGAAGCTGATTGTAGAATATCGACAGCCAGATAATTCTCTACTTTCTTTGCAAGAGCATAGCCCATTGAACGAGCGTAAGCGTCAAACAAATCAGCAGATTCTTGTACTCTGACAATATCTTCAATTCTTTTAGCTTCATAGTGATGTTGATCTACATTTAACTGAATTACTCCATCTGTGTTAGCAGAATAAGTTACTGCTGTGTCAGCTGATTTAGCTGCTGCAGATTCTTCGGCTACTTTAGGAATATTTAAAATATCCCCGCCGCCTGATAACATAGATGAGAAGTCCAATACTTGATTTCTTAACTGAAATTGTCTTTCAGCGTAGTCAAGAATTGCATCTCTCCACATCTCTGGGATGAAATTTGCTGCTGTAGTTGTAGTTACATTAGCCATTTTATTTCACTCCTTATGAATTTCTATAATTATCTACTATTGTCTTCCAGTTTTTTCTTCTTTCATTTTTATTCATATCTTTGAAAGCGTCTTTTTCTAGCGACATTTTAGTAGATGCTGATTCCTGAGTTGCAACTGGCTTTGCTTTAACATTCATATCTACAAATTTTTGTAGTTTTGATAAAGGTAAGTCTGATGCAATCTCTTTTTGCTCATCAGATAATCTTTCCATAAGATTCGACCTCATCTCACTTTGAAAGTTATCATATTCATCCGCTTTTACTTTGTATTGATCGCGCTCCTGCGATAAGCGTTCAGACAACTCTTTGTATTGCTCTTTTTCTTTTAGTTGAGCTTCGTCAATATCTTTCAACTGAGCTTTGAGAGAAGCATTCTCCTCGCGGAGCTTAGCTTTATCTTGACGATGTTTTTTGGCTTCATATACTAATTCACCAATATTGTTATCTGATTTGGTTTCTTGAGTCGGCTCTGACTCTGGCTGATCGGTGGTCATATCCTGACCGAGTGTTTTGTCTTCTGACATTAATTACTCCTATACTATCGTTAAATTGATTTTAAAAGGTTTCTTATTGCGTAATAATTTGCGCAAATTCCCCTTTGTATTATTAGTGAAATCGTTTACAAGAATCTTCTCTGTTGATTTCGGTATTCTTCTTTTACCAGAATCTTTTGCATAAACATAAGCTCCTCTTGTACTAGCTTTATGTCTAGATGAAAGACCTCTAGGTAAATCTTTTTTAGGCAAATATGTAATAAACTTATATATTATTTTATTAGATGAGGTGCTTCTTTTATCTACCGCAAAACTTTTATACATTTTACCACTTAAAAAGAAGTCTGAATTGTCAGGTGCGCCTGGAACTTTTCTTTGTTTTCTTTTTCTATATGATTCACTTAATCTTGCAGTTTTATTACCATAAATGTTTTTACCACTCTTTAAAGTATCTCTATGATCTAAAGCTGCCTTATTTCCAGTTTGCACATTCTGCTTCTTAGTAGGAAACATTTTATCAAATTTTGTCTTAGCCATTTTGCCTATCTTCGTAGTATTGTTTCTGTGTTTTCACTCGTAAAGTTCTATTTTTTCTCTTATATCTATCTTCAACTCTTTTAAATTCTTTTTTTGCATCATCAACTAATTCTTCATCAACATTCTCAGCTACTTCCCAATATCCACGACAATTAGGTCCACCTCTATCTGAGAAAGCTCCTGGAAAATTAGCTTCTATAGTTTTTCTATCCATCTTTCCAAAAGAAACCATTTTCATACATACATGTCTTGTTTTACTATCTATAGGATTTATAAATATATATTTTGTATCTTCTGGTGCAGTTTCGGCCATAGATTGTGTAACTAAGTTAGCATAGTCTGCTATCTGTGTTTGAACAAAAGTAGATATACTGGTTGATCTCAAAAAATAATCTCTTAATACTAAATCTTTGATAGCAGATGCTTCTTGTCCAGCTGATATACCCCTTATTACAGAAAGTTTCACTTTGTCACCTAACGACAAAGAATAATTACGAATTAAGTTCTCATTTGCTAATCTAAATGCTTGTAATCTAGATTCACTTATTGTTCCAAATAAACGCAAATCATCTAAAACAGAATCTATGCGTAACATGTAGCGCGAAATGGCTTGCTCGATTAGTAAGTCTTGCAGCCAATAATCTGCAATGACTAACCCCCCTAATGCTAAAAGTACAGTATCTTTATCGTTATCTTCTTCTAACTGAACTGATTCATCTACGAATCTATTAACAGCATCCTCATAGGACTGTGTAAATTCTTCTTGAGCTTCTACAATCGTATCTTGTATGGGCATTATGACCTTAGTCTATTTAATAAAGAATTAGGACTTGGCTGCTCTTCCTCTGCGGGCTGATTTTGTTCTATCAACTCTTGTATTTGTTCATCAGACATATCAGGATTATTATATTTAAACCAATTTTCTTTATTATCTAATCCCTGGTCAAACTTCCATGTCCAGTAATTAATCTCTTCTTGAGGATCTAGGTACATCTTTGGCTCTACAAAATCAACTGAATAGTCTTCAGATATAGATTGACCTGTTTGTACTTCAATAATTTTTCTATCTATTTCAAATCTTTTCTTTTCAAATACTCTATAAGTATCCTCTGTAGTAGCAATACGCTCTTCCATATTTTCAATCTCTTGAATACGCAAAGCACTACCACTTGGTGCATTACCATGTGAGTCTGCCCATTTAATTCTTAAGTGATTATTAGACAATGTAGCAGATACATAAAATTTTATACCATCAATAATTTGTGTGATAGATGCGTTTGGACCAGTAATACCAAAATTAGCTCCCTCTGGTAGATACAATAATTTATCTACGCCAAGTTCAATTCTGCTGGCATCATCCACTCCAGTAACAAAACGAATACCAATAGCGCCAAAACGCAAACAAAGCGCTAATTCTGTCATCGCAATAGAAGTGTGCAAGTCTGCTGAAACAACATCCGAAGCATTCGCAGAATAGAATTGTCCACGAAGCGGCGGGTAGCGATGGGTAAATACTACAGGTAAAATACCATAAGGATTTATATCTCCCTCATTAAAGGAAACTTTATTCCCATTTATGATGCCAAAGTGTTTTCCAGGATAACCTGGTCTATCTTCAGTCCATACTACCATCATATCACTTGCTTCATCTTTTGAATACCCATAACTAGGAACAAAATAAGCAATACCAAATGGCTTGTCCTCATAAGGCAAGAACAATGGCTCGAAGTGTGTTAAGTTTTCATATTCTACTTTTTGAGTAGCTTCATCCCATCTAGAACGAAATGCCATACAACCTAATAAATAAGTTAAAGATTCTAATTGTCTTCTTTTGGCATTTAAGTCTGGAACATTTGCAAAATCTTTATATCTATCGTCTGCATTCATCACAGGCGGCCTTTTATAAGTCATGGATCTGGCTTTGATAACACGCCTGGTTAAGTTTTGTGAAAATACAGGTATTTGTTTTAAAGTTTCAGATGAGAAATAACTAGATACATAATCTTCAATATTAATCCCCTCATAAAAATCTAATAACTGATCTATTTCTTTATGTCGCTCTGTTTCTACATAAGAAAAGTGTTCTGATAAAACACTTATAATTTGTTGTTGTGTTGCGTCTTTGACTATTACCATTCTAATGTTCCTGCCTTGTTCTGTTTAATAGGGTAAAGGTTTACTATAAAATATCTTAATACATCTGCGTGGTGGTCATTTCTACCATCCTTAAGCGGCTCTTCTTTTAATCGTTGGTCTGTTTTCTTTTCTGGGTATCTATAATTTTCTATACTTGAAATACTTCCTTTACATTTTTCATCATAAAAAATATGAGCATCCCCCTCACCATCCTCAAACCATCTGCGGACATGAGCAACCCCATTTGCTATGTTCCTGGAAATCTTATCTCTCTTAAATTGTACATTAATACCATGTCTTCTAAAAATCTCTATATCACCAATACCGCTCTGAGCTTGTACACCGCCGCCAGCTGGATCACAAAAATACCTATGAACATCATAACCTCTATTCCATACCATCTTTGCTAAATCTTCTGTTTTTACATTTTCTTCATGACATATCTCATCAAATACATAAATGGTGTCCATGCCATCCTCATCTTCAGACTTCTTCACCTGAAACCAATTCACACAAGGCATTCTAAAACCAAAGTCAATAGAACAGTAAGTAGGTAAATCGGGATCATAAGTATAGTTTCTAATATGTACCCTGCGGTCAAAATCATATACCTTACCCGCAAAAGAAGTAAATTCAGCACCAAACTCTTGAGCCAAAGTTTCTTTTGTAAGTGTCTTTTTAAGTTCATCCATGCTCTCCTTAAAATATGGTGATTCCCATGATGGATGCTGCCAGGAGTTCCAATCACTATATTCTTTTTGTTGTCCTCTGACATATAAATCATATATCCAATTATATCCCAGAGGGGTAGTTGTAAAAAGACACCATCCCCCCCTGTCTGATAGAGTTGGTCTGAGATATTGTTCCCAGACAATCTGTTTTACTCTAGCAGCTTCGTCAATAATCATCCAATCCAAACCCTCACCAACTAATGAATCTGGGTTATCACATGACTTAATCCACAATTCGCTATTCAATCCCTGTAGTTTTAAATAATATATCTGTCCTGAAATTTCTTTTTTAGCTGCAATAGGTAATTTTAAATGCAAGATAACATATTCTTTTATCAAACGAGCAACTTTATCGCACAATTCATAATTAGGAGCAACCACCCACCCCCTAGTGTTAGGGGTGAGCAAGTATGGTAATGCTTCTGCCGCAGCAGAGAATGACTTTCCTGATCTACGCCCCTGAATATTTACTCTAAATCTAGCAGTAGAATCATGAACATCTAATTGATTCTGTGTAGGGACATAATCTATCAGACTCCAAAGCTTTCTTTTATTCAGTATCTTTTTCAGCATCTTTTATAGGGTTATCCACATATCCACATTCTTTTAGTATTGTTTCTAAGTTTCCACTC